CGCCGAATCCAGTGAAACCACCACCTTCAAATGACTGTGCTTTGATTTGAGCTACTTGTCCTAAACCAGATGCAACCTGCGCTGCCGCCATCACAAAACTTAGCGGTGGTGGGTAACTAGACAATGCCAGCGTCGCACCTTGATAGGTTTGCATGATCGCTTGAGCAATCTGGAATGCTTTGTTCAATGCGAATAGTTTTTTGTTATTCTGAGCGATTCCAGAGAATTGATTGCTAAGTTCATCCAATACGTGGCTGGTTTGAGCTGTCGCAGACATCATTGTGAATTCTTTGCGTTTCTTTTCTCCCGCAATAGCTTGCTCTTCGAAGAACGTCAGTCTTTTCTGTGCCTCATCTAGCCCTTCTATCATTGCCTCAGTAATAACTTTACCAGGCGATTCTTCCGCTATTTTTTCAGCGGTTCTCCGAGCCTCTGTGACTATGTTTTGGAACGATGCATTAATTCCTTCGCTTGGCAGTGGCTGATTCAGCATATCTGCCGCTTCTTGAAGCCCTAAAGCAATTGCCCCATCCATGTTGGCAACCATTTGCGTTACTTTGCCAACATCGATCAGATCCATTCCAAACGCATTGGCCATCTTGTTATATTTTTCGGCCAAATAAGTGAAGACTGGATCTACCTTTTCCAGAATAATCTTCGTTACTTCAAGAAGTTTGACTGATAAATCTTTGAAACCTAAGCGAATAATGAACAGCCCATCAGCAAGTTTTGCGTAAGCGCCAAGAAGAGCTTGAACTACTCTTTGCCCTATCGTTCCAAAATCTTCATTGTCTAACGCCGCCTGCCTAAAATCATCTGCGACTGTTTTGATTAGCGGACTAAATGATACCGCTAGCTGATTACCCAACCCAGAAAAAACGCCTGTGGCCCTAGTGACGGCATCATTTGCGTCTTCTATCTGAGCAGCATCAACCCTTGAAATTGCTATTCCTAGATGCTCTGCTTCCGCAGCCATGGTTTGCAGATTCTCAGCACCACCCCCAATCATGTTAAGGACAGCAACGCCCCTAGCTCCGAATAAATCAGTGGCTATTCTGACTTTGTCAGTTTGATTCTGAACCTCTTTCATTGCATCAGCAACAGCGAGCATTTGCTGATCTAAAGGCAATTTTTCTAATATTCTGGCATTCAAACCAAGCTCAATCAGAGCATCTTTAGCCACGCCAGTTCCATCAGCGGCATCCGATACGCCTACGGCTAGGTTTTGCAGGGATTTTTCTAAGGTTTTGTTTTCAACCCCAGCTAATGAGGCTGCGTGCTGAAGCCCAGCAAGTTGATTGGTTGCTATACCTAATCGATCAGATGTTTTTGCTAAAACGTCAATGCTATCCATTGAAGATTTAGTCAAAGCTGCCGCAGCCGCAACTCCAGCAGTTGCAAATGCAACCCCTATTTTGGCAACTTTTACAGCAGTATGAGCTGCAGCATTGCCTAAAGATTTAAGACCCTTGTTAGCACTACCAAATGTTTTGCTAAATTTGTCTTGTGCTGATATTGGTATTTCAACGGGACGCGTTGCCATCTTTCACCTCAAAATATGCAACCCAACCTTCAAACTCGATCACATCCATTTCCATAATTTCACTCACCGTCTTGTGCAAGTGCTCTGCTAGCTGGTAGCAGAAGAATAGGACATGATCGTTTTTTAGTTTCCCGATAAATCTTCCGCTTTTGGTTGCATGTCCGCAATTTCGCCAGCGACGCGAATCAAAACGTCTGGATCTACTGATCGAACAATTTCAACCAGTTCCATTTTTTTGAAGCATTCAGTGCCATGCCCATCTATCAGATAATAGATAAGCGTCAACGCAAGTCCTTCATCCATCTTATCCCCAGTCAATTTAGACTGAATTTCCATCTTTTTCTTAACGGAAATCTGGGGACGGACATAATAAGTTCCGCCCCATTCAGGAATTTGGATTGGCTTAGGATCTGTACTCAGGACTTCCTGATAATGCTTCTTCGCCTGTTCTAAGATGCTCATCTTAGACGGTGCTTGACGTTAACGCGCCAGAACCTTGTAGCGTGATTGATGCTTCAACCATGCCATCGAATGATGCTGATCGACTTACGCCAGTGACAATAGCAGTCCCGCTGTAGTAAGTATCTCCCCCACCGTCACCTTCTGGATAAAATGCAATCGTCACACTAGAGCCTACAGTTAAAGCGCCCTGGCCCGTCGTATTAGTTTCGTCCCAGTAGACGTCCGCAGAACCCGTAAATGATGTCAACGTCGGGATAAAAGTCCTTGCCGTGTCCGTCATTACCGTGTCTTCGACAGTGTCACCAGTTTCTTCGATGGAGAAAGATCGTAATTCGGCTACCGCATTGGAGCCGACTTTAACGATGCCATCACGTCCGATATGTGTAGCCATTATTCAACCTCTTCTTCAGTTTTCTCTTCTTTCTTTGGCGCGGGCTTTGCCTTCGCCTTGGAAACTTCTTTCCATCCCAGGTTAATCATTGATTGAACCTTCGAGGGATGGGGAGTAATCGTAGTTTTGCCGTCTGGACTTACTAATTCCATAACTCACCTATAACGCCACATTTGGCGCGTTGGTTGCTGTTCTGTATTGTACTTGATAAGTCAAAGTAACAACACCCACAGGGGTTTCACCCTCCCCGTTGTAATTAATTTCCGTGCCCGTCAGTTGTGAAAATTTAGCAAGTCCGTTCAATGTTCTGTCGTTTGCCAGAGCCGTTTCGACTTCCTCACAAATAGTATCAACGGTGTCATCAAAATCAGTTGTTGCCTTGACATATCCTTCAATAACAATATTAACGATCCTGTTCGTTGAAAGTGCAGTGCCAATCACATCTGCTTCAGAATCTTCCGTTGTAGAATAAACTAACAATGCTGGAAGATTAGAGTCTTGCAGCGGGTAAACTCTTGACTGAAAAACATTAGATCCAGTCGTGCTCAATCCAGTGACAACAGTGCCAACTCTTTCTCTTATTTGTTGCCTAACGTGTGTCATTGTTGTTCTAACGCCACTTCAGTCATTCCGGTTCCATCTGGACGCACATTCACTGATTTATATGTCACTGAATTAACAACGAACGTATCATTATGAGCTACATTAGGCGCATCTGCCGTCCTAATCACCGCAATTGGCTGACTCATTTCCATCCCAACTGTGCCAGCGTCAACCGAATAATATTCGTTCAAGAATATTGTTTTGATAGTCGATGGCGATCCTCCACTTGGAGTATATGTACAATCAACTCCAAAATCGGAAAGCATGATCAATCTATCGTCGGCTGTTTCAACCATCTATTTTCTTTTTCCTGCCACGCTTTTTGGGCGCTTCCTCAGAATCCTCTAAACCGACAGATCGATTCTCAAATTTAGGAGGCTCATAAGGAGCAACTCTACCTATCCCCATCAATTCTTTTGCTTCTTCGTCCGTCAATTCCAAAATAGTACCCTGGCGTTTTGCAGAGCCATGAATGACGCAACTTTTCAATACTTGATATTGCATATTTAACTCCAAGAATCGAGGGAGCCGAAACTCCCTCTATCTCGTTAGCTATTAGCTACCGCCGTCGTTTCCGAGGCAGAACGCTACAGCATGTCTTACCGCAACATCCATAGACTGGATAGCGCGGATCAGGACTGTGCCTGACTTGCTGTTGGTGTATGGATCAACGAGGACATCTAAGCCTCCCCACATCCCTACCAAAACCTGGCTGAAATCGCCAAAGTAGAGATCGCCAGCGGTGCACTGGTTAGATACGATGGCTCGATAGCCATTCATCGTACCGCCAGGCTCGACAACGAATTGTGCGGTGTTAGATGCTTTTTCTACGCTCTTCAATGCGCCATACATGCTAGCGGGGAGAATGTATGCCAGGCTGCCTTGGAGCGCATTGTCCTCAGCAACTTTGGTTTCCATTTCCACAACTTGAGCAAACGTCGGGATGAGATCAGGAGCAGTGCCGAAATCAACAGTGTTAATTCCAGAAGTGTTCTTGATACCAGTGGGCTGGCCTGATGAGCCAGAGCCTGCCAACGCTGCCAAGTCCATTGCTGTAGCAATTGCTTGAGCAAGATCATCACGGATCAGAGCCTCAATGTCTAAGGTGCTCTGAGCGATCATTCTTCGAGTCACTTCCGTGAATGCCCCAAGATCCTTGGGAGTCAGAGAAATCTGGCTAAAAGTCGGCTCAGATTCAGCAACGTTTGCACCCTCAGTTGCCAACCAAGCGGCAGCAGAGGCAGTTGCTTTCTTAGGAATCTTCACATCGCTTTGCAAGCCGTTCAGAATGCGAGCGCCTGCTTGCATTACTGAAGACTGATTTCGAAGCACGTCAATGAACTCACCGCCACGGAAATCTTCCGTCAGAGCGTTTGAGTCGTCCGTGGTGTTTAAGTCACGCGTCCAGTTTCGCAGAACGTCAGTAGGAAGCATCACACCTTGTGCGGGCCTGCCATACTGCTCAGATGCAGCACGAGAGCACTCGAATTCGAATGCAGCGGCTTCTTGAGCGCGTCGATCATGCGGATTAGCCAGAGCATTGATTGCTCGAACTAAGCTGAATCGCTTAACTTCTCTTGCAGTCATGCCGATGTCTTGTTTTACAAGAGCT